AAATAGGAGTGCACGGCCGGAGATGCTGGTAACACCGAAGATAACACACTCCTCGCTTTCGCCTTGATGTTTTCTAAGATCATAAAGATACTCTTTTCTTACTTTGCAATAGATGGGTGGTATGTTCGCATTTAAATAAGCCATAATACATTATTTTATATTTCCCCAGTTTGTTCCGGATTCGTAATCTACTTTGTTTGGAACTTTTAAATCTACTGCATGTTCCATTATTTGTTTTATTTTATCAGCATGTGCATCTGATTCAATAGAAAAATCTAATTCATCATGTATTTGAATATGTGATAAAATACCTTCTTTATAAAGTTCTACCATTGCTTTTTTAGTCATATCAGCAGCTGATCCTTGAATAAGTTTATTTAAAGCTTTGTATGTAAATGCTCTTCTTAGTGGGTTACCATGCCAATAGTTTTTCTTCGGGTTGCCATTTTTATCTTTAATTATTTTGTCTTCATTATCTTTTAGATGTGGTCCCATAGCTTGTAGTTCTTGTATTCTTTCATGATCCTCTGCAGGCACAAAAGTTCCCCAATCACTTCCTCTTAATACAGGTTCATATTTTGGAAACCTACAACGTCTTCCTAATAAAGTTTTTATTTGTCCTTTTGATTGTGCTGCATTCATAACTTTATTCATTAATTGTTTAACAAAAGGTACACGGCTGTGATATGTATTAAATAATTCATCAGACTTTTCTTTTGATACACCAAGTTCAGCTTGAAGCTTTGCTTTACCCATACCATAGAATAAACCTAAGTTAATTGTTTTTGCATCTTTACGATCTATTTCAGCCATCTCAGCAACTATTTGATGAAAATCTGTAGAAGGATCATTTGCGTATGAATCAGCAATTGTTTGAGCTGATGATAAACTAAATCTCAATGCATAATGTGCAACAAGCCTTGGCTCCTGTTGCGAGTAATCAAAACAACCCCACTTACAATCTTTTTCTGGAATAAATAATGATCTAAGTAAAGGCCCTGTAGCCGGATCCCTGGCTGGTATTTGTTGTAAGTTTGGATTCGAATAACTAAATCTTCCTGTAACAGTTCCACCATCATCAGATCTAATTTGATTTATATCTGCATGAATTCTACCTAAATGTTCATGTTCTAATATAGTATCAATAAAAGTTGTTCTAACCTTGTTTATTTTTCTAGCTTCTGCTATCATCTTTACAACGGGATGTTTATGATTAAGGAGAAAATTTTTTGTAAATGAAGGTTCATTCGCTTTTGCAGTTCTTTCGTACTCTAAGCCAAGTTGGTCAAAAACTTTGGCAATACTTCTTGCTGCCCATATTTGAGGCTCTATGGTACTTTCTTTTTTTATTCTTTGGAGTAACATATCTTCTTGCAGCTGTAGTTGTTGCTTCAATTCATGGGCTTTGCTCACGTCCACTCGAACTCCGAGAAACTTCATATCAACCAAACAAGGAAAAAGATCAGTCTCAAGATTAAATATATCTTGTAAATCATCTTCTATAATTTGTTGTTTAAATTTTTGCCAAAGTTCTAAAGTTAGTTCAGCATCTTTTTCTGCATATGCTCCAACTTCGATTGCAGGTAATTTCCACATCTCAGCTTTCGGATCGAGTCCTCTTTCTTTTGCTGCTTTAATTAGTTTTGCCTCATTTTTGCTTTTATTTAAATACGTCCATGAACATGAATTTAATGTGTATTGAAATCTATTTTCATCAATCAATGATGCAGCAATCATAGTATCTATGATTAAACCATTGATTTTTATACCTAAATTACGTATCCAACATACATCGTACATAGCGTTGTGAAATATTTTTGTAGCTGGACATTCACAAATATCTTTGAACCAAGACAGAACTTGTTTTCTGTCCATATTTTTTCCATTGCCATGAGCTATAGGATAGTAACCGGACCATCCATCTACAGCTACAGCAATACCTACAACTTCACCATTACCAATTACAGAACCAGATCCTTTTGATTTTAAATCTGGATCTCTTGTCTCCAGGTCAATCGCTATCTCATCTGCATTACGAAGATCCGGAAAATCTTTTGGTTGAACCCATTCTGTTTCTGGCATTATCATTATTTTTTACCCATGTCTTTCATCTTTTTAATTTCTAATTCACAATAGTGAATTATTTTTTCTAAGTCTTGTATGCCATTTTTATTTTTATAACGACACACATACTTGATAACATTTCCTTGAAAGAAACTCAAATCGTTCTTTGATATGAATTCATAAGGTTGAATGTGAAAGCTCTTATAATGATTCCCGCCTATCTGTTTATTTTGTGGAAATACATCATCGAACATATCTTTATTTGTCATATTTTCTCCTTTATAGTTTATATTCATTGCTTTCTTTATTTGCTTTTAGTTTGTATAAATTATTTCTTGCTCTTGTGATACCTACATACCAAACTCTATGTTCTTCATCAGCTTTGTCATTACTTTTCTGCATTGCTTTTTTAGGTTTTTTTCCTATGTCTAAACAAAGTATAACATTATCTTCTTCCCCTCCTTTTATTGCATGTATAGTGGATATCCAAATACGAGCATCTTCATCTAATTTTTCTCCTTTAGATAGCATTGTCCTTATGTAATCTTTATCTTTAGGATCTGCTTTTATAAACATTTGATACCATGTTTTATCTTTTTGCCATTCAATATCGCCAGTGTATTCTCTCACATCTTTTATATATTTTTCATCTAATTCTTGTCCTTGACACCATTTTGTGTAATTTACAGCTGCTTTGTACATTTTTGATTTAAAACTCTTACCTCTTTTGCTTTCAAAATATAAATTTCTTTTTTCCAATTCATCAGCTATTTTTTTAAGTTTAAATTGAGTTCTGGTTAATACTAGCCACTTTCCATTTGACAAATCTACTTCATCTAGTCTATTTATTCTTTGAGATATACCTTCAAAATTTCTAGGAAAATATTTTTTATGTTTTTTTAATCCTACTATTTTATCTACTGGTATACTAGATTCTTCTTGCACAGCTTTAGATATTCTTTTTGAATACATTAATATTTTTTCTTTCGCTGGTTCATTTATAAACCGGTTAACATCCGCTCCTGCCCAGATAAATATTGCTTGGTCATCGTCTCCCGCTAAATAAATATCTTTAGTTTTTGTTTTGAGTAAATCATACAGTTTCCATTGCAAAGGTGATAAATCTTGAGCCTCATCTATAAATATAACATCAAATTCTTTTTTAATTCCTTCATTAATTAATCCATTAATCATGTCATTAAAGTCATATAATTTTTTTGTGTCTTTATATTCTTTCAAATTCTTATCTATGTGTCTCAACATAATCCAATCTATTTCTTTTGAACTGTGTTCATTTCTGTCGTATAATTCTCTAATTGAAATGTTTAAATTCATAGCTTTATGGATCATTTGAAAATATGGATTATCACAAGTTAAATAAGTTATTTCTTCTTTATTATATTTATCTTGATATTTAACCCTAATATTCAACTGTTTTCCAAGTTCTTCATAATGATATGGCTGCATTACATCTTCTTCCCGTAATCCAAGTGCATTATATGCAAATGAATGTAAAGTTTGAAAGTGTGTTAAATTTTTATCTTCTTCAGGCATTCTAGCTTTAGCTGTATTTGCAGCTGTTTTAGTAAATGCAAAATAACCTATTTTATGCAAAGGTGTTTTTTTTCTTATATATGCTTTTGCACGACTAATTAATTTATAAGTTTTCCCTGTACCTGGAGGTCCATAATATTTATAGATCACTATACAATTTCCTCATCTGATTCTACTTCTATAATTTCATCCACTTCTTCTTCTTTTTCAAATAAATATAATGGAATTTTTAAACACCCACGTATTGCAGGAAACGGTTTACCACTTGAATCTTTACCTGGATATCTTTTTCTAATATCAAATTTTACTTCTTTATCTTTTTTATCTTTTTCAAATAATTGAACTATCATATAAGAAGTTTTAGATATATCTTTTTTCCAATCTCTATCTTTTAAATAATCATTATAAAAAGAATCATATATAAAATATACAAAGTCTTTATCTTTAAAAGGTGAACCTGATTTAAACGAATGATAGTTTGTAGCCTGCGCACCATTTACATATGCTTCTAAATGTTTTTTTAAAATATCCAAAGGCGAAGTTCCTGGAGCCGGCTGCACTACATCTATTGTAGCTAACAATGCTTTTTGAACTTCATAAAAATCCATTTGTTTTAATGGTGGAGGAAGTATATCAGCCTGAGCCATGAGTAATCCCCTCAATTCTTTTTGATCTTTTATTTCATTTTTACTTTTTGCATGCACTGGAACTGTGTCTCCACTGTCTGTTTCAACAGTAAAATAATATTCAGGTTCTGGCTTATGATCTATTTTAAGTAGATTACCTAATGCTGGCCATGTAGCTCTTGTTTCAGATGCAATACCATATTTTCTTTTAACACATTCTGCTTTTACACAAACAGTATTAATAGGTTCTTGATTACATAAATGACCTGCAGTTGGTTTGTCCCAAGCTTTTATTTTCTTTTTAACATGATCATCTGTCCAATCTGCATCAAATACAAAATAATTTCTTGCTGCTTGTATTACCTTATTCTTCCAATTGTCTGCATACTTCTTTTTAGCAAACACCATGTAATTATATAAGAATCTATCTCTATAATCTGTCATGGTTATTTTTTCTTTTGTTAAAATTTCTAAACAAGGTGGACCATCTTTAAATTCTTCTCCACCACCTTTTAATTCATTAATTATAAATGTTTCTTGTTTTTGTTTTAATTCATCACCACTGACTTTATTAAGTTCAATACATTTCAAAAATAAATCTAAAGACATTTCTTCACCTGTAGGTGATATAGCAACTCTTTCATTACCACCAAAATATGGAAGGTTTATGAAGTTACCATTGATTCGGTCACCATTTGGGTTAGTTCCTAGTTTGGTTTGTTTTGGAAATATTTCTGTTTTAAGTGGTAGTTTAAATAAAAATAATACTTGTTCTAAAAATTCTTTTATTTGTAAAGCTTTTACAGGTTCTTTTGTAAATACATATAAATGAAGTCCACCACTTTTAGATTTAATTGGTATTAACGGTAATTCTTTTTCCTGAATAACGTCTAAATAAAATTTGATATCTAAATCTTTATATATCTTTGGATCAATATCTATTGCACCGAAACTTGCAAATCCATTATCATCACAAGGTTGAATACCTATAGATTTTTTACCTTGTAAGTGTAAATCATATTCTTGATCTGTAATACTTTTACCAGCCCATCCATAATCACCTGGGTTAAATTTTATTTTTCCAGTTGTTGGGTCCTTATATCCTTTTTCAATATTACAGAATCCGTAATCTCTTTTTAATCCTGTAAAATATTTTATAAAATCTTTCATTAAATCCTTTGTTTTTAAAGAGCGCCTCAAGTCTCCCATCGGCGCTCTTCGTTGCAACTATTCTCTTACGAGAATTAGACAATCTCTTCTACTTTCGTAGTAGATTTGTTCTCGTACTTAGGTTTGACACTACCTTTAGCTACAGTTTTCTGTAACTCCTGTGCCATTAAGTACAAATCAGCGTCTTCTTTCTTTGACACGTCTATGTTTCTAACCGAAGATGGTTTATAAACATGCCAACTTTTGCTCCCCGCTGTTTTGCCAACAGTCTTAAGGTTATAGACTGCAGCATATGCTGCTGGATTATAAACACCTTTATCATCTTTGAATCTTAGATTCTTAATCAATTGATTCAACTCTCTCGCAGGTGTTAAGTTTGACGACCTCATAGTAATAACTGCCGGTCTAGGTTCATCACCTAAAACTATTACATAAAAGTATGCAGTTTTTTCAACATAGTTACCATTAGATAACCTGTACTTACCATTTCTTTCTTCAACTGCATCTGACGGTACGGTCATATGAGTTGTGACAGGTGGTGCAGCTGTGTCACCCATGTCCTGCCATTCTGGATATCTAGTTTGCGTATGTGCAACTATAATATCCACTCCTTTTTCACCATCTATTAATGTACCAAGACCTTTAGCATATATCATTCCAGGTTTTGCACCTTCTACATGCTTAGAGTCATTCAAGTTACATTCAGGCGATAGTTGATGTAGGATTTTTAAAATCGGTGTTGACATATCATCCGATTTTATTTCCTCTGCACCTCTCCCAGAATCATTTCTGAGATTGATGGTTGATAGCGCACCTGCACTATCTTTTTTTGCCAACGCGGCATTATTTGTAGACATATGATATTACTCCTTTATTTGTCTATTACTTATTTTTTATTTTTGTCTGACTTCCATCAAACACCCAAAAAAGATCTTCCGGAACTTCTTTACCTTTGTTCTTCCAATCTTCCATGGTTACTTTAAGAGTAGAAGGGTGAACTTTCTCTTCTTGAGTTGGTTCATAGCCCTTCTCTCTTGCAAGGTTAGCATAAGCCATAGCCTTGTTATCTTCGTTCTGACCAAATGTTACTGTAATATTATTTTTTACAATATCACCTAAGCCATTGTCTCGAAGCCATTTTATGCACTGAGCTT